GAATACTTAGAAAAGCTAAAAATAGAAAAGGAGAAATATGAAAAAAATGCTATGTTTAATTATATTCGTACAAGCTTGCGTGTATAAGCCTGTTGTTGATACATCTGGTCGTAGTGGTACATTTGACTATTCTAAATCAAATGAAATTACAAATGATTTACAACATTGTAAAACACTAGCAAAAGATAATACAAATTCTTTATTTGAGACATCTAAATATGCTTGGAATTATTATTTTAGAGCATACACATTATGGTTATCTCCAAAAGCAGAATATAATTATCAAAAAATATATAAAAACTGTTTAACTAATAGAGGACACTCTGTAGTAAATTAGAAAGGAAAAAATGAATAAACAAATAAAAACAGATTATATGATTAAAGGCATGGTTGAGGATTTTAAGAAAAAACCAAATCCTAAGCTTTTAGATCAAATAATAGGTCTAAAATTTAAGCATATTAGACTTAAAAAAGATATTACTGCAGAAGCAGTAATTCAAGATAATAAGTTGTATTTTAAGACAATTTATAGTTTATATAAATTTGAAAAAGGTATAACAACTACAACAGCTAAATTATTTGCATTAAGTAAATATTATAAATATGATATTACGCAATTATTTGAGCGATTAAACTAGAAAAGGAAAAACATGTATATAAAAACTAAATTAAAAAATAATCTAGAGTTAGACTTTGATGATGAAAAACATATTTATTATCATAAAGGACAAAAAGTAGAAAGTGTTACAGGGATTTGTGGAAAAGGTATTCCTAAACCACAATTAACTAATTGGTTAGTATCAACTCCTATAAGAGCAATTAAAGATTCATTACATAGTATGTTAGATAATGAACAAACTTTAGATAGAGTTAGACTTGAAAGAATAATCCATGAAGCTAAACAAAAAACAAATAAAATAAAAGATGATGCTGGTTTAGTAGGTTCAGTAGTTCATGGTTTAATTGAAGATTTTCTTCAAGGTAAAAAAATTCCAAACCAATCTGATACAGCAGTTATTAATTGCTGGAATATATTTTTAGATTGGTGGAAAACCCAAGAGTATGAAGTAGTTGAATTAGAAAAAAAAATATTTTCTAAGAAACATAATTATGCTGGTACTCTTGATCTTGTCCTAAAGGATAAGAAAGACAATCTTGTTTTAGCAGATATTAAAACAAGTAATCATATATCGTTTGACTATACTTTACAATTAAACGCATATAAAGAAGCCTACGAGGAAGAAACTAAACAGAAAATTACTAAAGGGTTAATTATAAGATTACCTAAAAAAGATAGTAATATAGAAGTTAAGGAACTTCCTTTAAATAAACAAATGTTTAATGCTTTTCTAGGTGCTAAATACTTAATGTTAGCAATGGAAAATAATTAAGCTAAATAAAAAAAGAAACAATAAGGAAAAAAAATGACACAAATACAAGGAACACAATCAAATTTCTGTGGATTAACATTAACTATGTTTTCTACAGGAAATAAAGCACCAAAAATGGAATATAGTGCATCATCTAACAAAGCTAAGTTTAAATGTACTTTAACTAAAAATATGTATGAATTATCGGATATACAAAGCTGGTTAAATTCTCCACCTGTTCAGGAATACGTGAGAGCAGGGTATGTTTTAAAATGGGGTGCTAAAGTATCACAAGGAGAGCCAAACAAATATAGTAATGGTTTACAATTAGAAATAACTTACTTTATGGTAAAGCCATTTAACAAACAGGGATATACTCCTCAACCTCAACAACAGCAAAGCTATCAACAAGCTAAACAAGGTATTCAGCTTACTGATGATAAGTTGCCAGAAAGTCCAAGAGAAGAAATAGATTGGGCTAAAGAAAGTGCAACTGATTTTAACCCAGAGCAATATGAACAAGAACTAGGTTAATGTCAGAAGAAGCAAAATATATACAAATACGACCACAATCTTTTGACCCTCATAAGATTATTTCATATCTAGATGCACTAGATAAAAGATTTGTAAGATCAGAAATAGATTATGATGAAGTAAAAGATCAAGTTCAGGAAGTATTTGATTTTGTTGTTAATGAGAAAATAACTAATGAATCTATTAGTACAACTTTAGCAAAAACTAAAGCTACTAATGATGAAAGATATAAGAAAGTTAAAAAAGAACTTTCAGATAAAAAGAAAATATATCTTTATTATAAAATAGAAGCTAAAAATGGTCATAGTTATTGTGAAAACTTAAAACAACAATCTATTAATAATCTAGCAACTGAAAAGCTTACTAGAGGATAAATGAATTTTACTAACGAAAATTGGATTGCTCCTTTATTTATCAGTTAGTAAATAGAGTTATTAGCGAGAGTTAATAATTTGGCTAGGGTGGTTCCTTAACTGGTTCTGAACTGCCCTAGTTTATAGTTATATCAAAATATTTAAGGCTAGTTTTAGAAGTAATTTTAATTTCTTTATAGTTATAATCAATTAACTCTACATCTTGATGTTTAGTTAAATCTTCAATAGTTTGTAATAATTTTGGTTTAGCAGGCACTACATCAATAAAACGCAATGCAATAAAATGGCCATAAGGATTAAATTTAGATTCAATTTGAAATTCTGCTTCTATAATTTTAAAATCAATATCCATTATGACATCATACTATTTCTTACGCATAATGTCAGCACCCTTTAATCCATAAATTGCAGATACTACTCCAATAAAAATTGCTTGATACCAATAAGGTAGATTTGAAAAATATTCGAAAAACGTGTCTAATTTAGTGCGAATTTCTGGATCGTCAGAAAACACAGACCAACCCAATAACAAAATAGGAATAGAAACAAGAATGAGGACAAATTCGTCCTTAAAACCATTGTCATTACTTTCAATAACTTTTGCTTTAAATGCAATTTCGCCTTTCGCCATTTGCTCTGCGTGACGCATTTGAGCATCTGACAATAATTGTTTTGTTCGTTGTTTATTTTGATATAACTTAGCCCCTGTCTTTACACCCAAAGATAATAAATTCAACCACATTTTATTCTTTCTCCAATAATTCTATTTGCATATCAATTACATGCTTTGCTTTTTTTAAATCTTTAATTTGATCTTTTTTGTCTTTCCATTTTTTATCATATCTTGAAACATATTTAACAACATGAGTTTGACAAGCATTTAAGTTATTAGCCATGCAATACTCTAAAGGTTGAATTTTAAGGCTCTTATAGTGATTCCCTGATACTTGTTCAGAAAATGCAGAATTATCGCTGTGCGTGGCTCTATGGCTCTTTAAAAGGGTCTTTTTTAGTGTATTTGATGTCATAATAGTTTTCCTATCCATTTTCCTGATTTATCCTTTAAAAAAGGTTCTATAATAGGTAATCCATTTTTAATTACAGAGCAACCAATAATTGGTCTTGCTTTTTGTACCTTATTATATCTAAATGCCAATGATTTACTGTCTATCATGCAACCCACTTGAAGCCCATAATATAAACCTAAACTATTACCATAATATCTTACACCCATAGAACTGTGATAGTGTCCTTGTACACAACTCATTCCCATGCTTTGTGCTAATTTTAATACATCAGCAGTTTTACCATGACAGAAATAAACTTTACCTAATGGTGTATCGATAGTTAAATCATCATGCCATTTCCAACCTTTTCCAACTTGTAAAAATTCATTGTAGTTTCTTAAATATGCTTTCGGTATTCCATGTTTTAATGCTCGTCTATAAATTAAGCTTCCATGATTACTATCCATTAAATCCATTTGTGGAAATAATTTCTCTAATTCTTTTATTGTAGGTAAAGACAATTTCAATTCATCTCCAGCACTAGGCAAATCGGGGTCACTGTCATGGAAAGACATGGCATGTTTATCAAGTTCGTCCCCTATATGAATAACTTTATCAAAATTTTTATATTTAGATTTTAAAGCTTTAAGATAAGGTAATAATTCTGGAACTGAATAAGGAATGTGAGTATCTGAAATAATGAGAACATTCTTGTAAATCATACAATTATCGCTTGTACTTTCTTTTTTGCTTTTTGTAAAGCTTTACACTTTGTCAATCAAAAGCATAATTACGTATGCCATTGAACTTATTAATGCACCAACAGAAATAAG